AAGAAGATTTTATAAATGTCGGTTTAGATGTAGGTGTTTACTACGGAGATAGAAAGGAACTAGCACGAACTCATACAATATGCACCTGGCAAAGTCTCAATATTTTAGACAAAAAATCCAAGGAAACTGGCGAAGATTTAGAAGTTCTAACCTTGGCAGAACTGTTAGATAATGTTCGTTGCGTTATGGTAGATGAAGTACATATGGCTAAAGCAGAAGTTCTTAAAAAACTTTTGACCTTTAATCTTAGTAGAGCGCCAATCAGATGGGGACTTACAGGAACTGTGCCAAAACAAGACTTCGAGTTTCAAAGTTTACGTGCTAGTCTAGGTGAAGTAGTACATAGAGTGGCTGCACACGAGTTACAGGAAAAAGGTGTATTAGCCAACTGTCATGTTAATATTGTACAGACAGCAGAATGGAAAGAGTTTGGCAGCTATGCAGAGGAACTCAAGTTTTTAGTTACTAATTCAGAACGTATGACCTATGTTGCCAGCCTCATTGACAAGATTGCAGAAACAGGTAATACTCTAGTTTTGGTAGACAGAATAGAAAGTGGTGAATTTTTAACAGAGAATTTAAAAGATGCAGTATTCATATCAGGCAGAGTTAAAACCAAAGATCGTAAAGAAGAATATAATGAAGTTGCGATTGCTGATAACAAGATTATTGTGGCGACTTATGGTGTGGCCGCTGTGGGTATTAATATTCCTCGGATTTTTAATCTGGTTCTTTTGGAACCCGGAAAGAGCTTTGTTAGGGTTATACAATCTATTGGGCGAGGCATTAGAAAAGCTGAAGATAAAGACTTCGTCCAAATCTGGGACCTAACAGCTAGTTCAAAATATGCTAAACGACATTTAACAGAACGTAAGAAGTTTTATAAAGAAGCACAATATCCATTTAACATTGAAAAGATAAAATACGTATAATGCAAATACTAACCCTTGATGATAAAATGTTCAGTCTTAATGAACTTCCAGAAGAAATAGATGAAGATCTAAGATTTGCTGTGCTAGATAATAGCGACAGTCAAAATCCAGACTATTTCTTTATACCTCTTATATTTTTAGAAAGTTTTACTGGACCAGCAGTAGTTCTAAAAGTGGGCCCGCATGAAATCACTATGCCCTTAGATTGGTGTACAATAGTAGGTGACCCAGAAGGACCTGAAATGGAAGTTCTTCCACTGACCAGTCTAAATGATAGAGGATTTAAAACCTTCTGCTTTAACCCATTGAGCAGTTTTAGGCCGGAGTTTCACGAGATAGATATTGTGGATGTCTATCAAGATGTGAAATGGTATTTTCCTAAAATGCGCAGTGGTCAACTCTTATGTACTCCACTTCATACAGGTGAAAATCCTCTATGCGCCTACTTTGTAAAAGAAGTAAGTAGGCAAAGTGAAATCATTGATTATACGAAATGTTGGTGAAACTATGGGACAACTAAAAGAAGGAGTAAGTTATGTATATGAAAGTCCGGACGGCGGAGAAACTATCTATGCCAGAGAGTTCGGAGGGACTGAACGACATCTAATCAGCATCAGCCTTAACCGTAGGCAGCAAGACAAAGAATTGGCGGATAGACAGCTATGGGACGATATTAGAAAACAGTCTGAAACAAATGAGGCCTTGAAAACGGCGCTAGAACACTGTATACTATTGTATTACATAGGTAAAAATGGCAGCTAAACTAGACATCAAACGTGAACTGAAAGCCGTAGATCAAAAAGACTACGATTTTTACGCTAATCTCACAGATGAAGAACGCAAGGCATTTAGTCCATATATTCTCATGCGCTACACCAGTAACGTCAAACAAGATACTGATATACAAGAATGGTTTGTGGAAATGACCAATGAATGTGTGAATAAACATCATTGGCAACTGAGCAAAAATCACAAAGAACTATTGTGGAAATTATTTGCCGCCACAGGAACAGGTATTAGTTGTTATCATCCTTATTTGGCAGCGGGTAAAAAAGAAAAAGTTAACAAAATAGAAAAACTTTTGGCAGAACTTAATCCAGCAATGAAAATCTCAGAAGTAAAAATGTTGGCTAAGATGATGGATAAAAAAGACTGCGAAGAACTTTTTGATGCCATGGGTTTCGATCGTAAACAACGTAAAGAATACGAATGATTGCCTTGGTAGAACAACCGTTTAACTGTGTGCATTGCGGCAAGAATTTCATGAAAGAAAAAACTCTTGTTGCTCATATGTGCGAACGTAAACGTCGTGCTCTACAGCGAGATGAAAAACGTGTACAGGCCGGATTCATGGCCTATAATCGTTTTTGGCAACTTACACAAAACAGTAAGAAGACTAAGAGCTATGACGACTTTGCAGATAGTTCTTATTATAATGCTTTTGTAAAGTTTGGTAGTTTTATCAATAATGTAAACCCACTATATCCGGACAAGTTTGTAGACTGGATTATAAAGAGTGGAGCCAAACTAGATAACTGGTGCAAAGATCAACTCTACGAACAATATCTTTATGAAACACTAAAGACTGAACCCGTGGAGAGTGCTGTGCAACGTACTCTGCAGACCATGATGGAATGGGCAGATGATATGAGTGCTAACTTTGTACATTACTTTATGTATGTCAGTCTTAACAGAGCAGTGCATGATGTTCGCAACGGTAGAATCAGTGCTTGGATGATTTTAAATACTAAGTCAGGGCATAAGATGATTAACAACATGAGTGATGAGCAGTTAGACATGATTGCACCCGCATTTGATGTTGCACATTGGCAGCGTAAATTTAAAGAGTCGCCCGCCGATGTGGCCTTGGTTAAGGAAATCTGTAAGGAGGTAGGAATAGAATGAATCAACGTGTTAAAGATTTCTGTCAAGGACACGACATACGAATAGTTGATAAAAACAAACGTGTAGAAAAGGTCCGACCTTTACAACTTAGGTATTTCACTAACTCAATGGATTATAATGAAGTTAAACAAGATTACATTTATTTCGATACAGAACAATTATATACCGTAGAAATTCGTGAGAGCGAACTAGTAAAGATAGCGGAATTCGAAAGTGAAGTGTTTAACCATATGCGTCAACGTGGACACTATGACATGTTTAACTGGATCATGGAACAGAAAGAACGTGAGAAATATTTGAAAGAAAAATACCCTGCTGTGAAAAAAGCCTATGAGCAATATAGCCTAATGCTTAAAATGGCAGAAGCGGGAGAACTATAAATGCCCGACATTGACATCGACTTTGCAGATAGATCCAAGATTTTAAATATCATTCGTCATGTTCCGGCAAGTATTAGTTACGACAAAAAACACAATACAGGTGTATATGTACATAGCATTCCTATACATCCTTTATCAGGTGCTAGTAGCATACCATATCAAGAAGCCGAGCAAAGAGGATACTTTAAAATAGATTTTCTAAACGTAGGCATATATAAAGATATTCGCAACGAAGAACATCTCAACTTACTACTGAATAAGGAACCATTATGGGATTTACTGGAACAGGACGATTTCGTCAACTTGCTATTTCACGTCAACGGACATGGTTCGATCTTAAGAAGTATGAAACCCCGGACGATAGACCAACTAGCGGCAGTTTTGGCAATGATACGCCCCGCGAAACGTTATCTGATTGGCAAAGACTGGACTACGGTGATGACAGAAATATGGATCCGTCCAGATAACGACGAATACTACTTTAAAAAATCACATGCTGTGGCCTATGCGGCTGCTGTGGTTGTACAGATGAATCTTATCTGTGAGCAGATTAGCTACGACTATTCTTAGGTGTCCTTACTAACTGTATACTCTTACGTTTGACTCGTTTTTCAGCGATGTCACTGAGATTAACTGTGGGACCGAATACAACCTCTGCATCCTTGCTGTTGAACGTTTTTATGCTGTAACGAAATGCTGACATTTCCTGCTTGAGGAAAATATTGATAGGTATTTTGCGATTGGATTCCCACCACCAAACTTCGCCCAGCTCTAGAAATATTCGTCTATCTTCATCACTACGAATAACTCCAATATCATACATACTGGCCACATAACTGTCGAAGTTTATGACTATGCCTATATATTCTACATCATTTGATCTAATACATGAGATGAATGGATGGTCCCGTTGAAAGGCTGCGTAACTAGTCATTGGCTAAAATAAATATTCATATGCAAAATCTACCAATCTATTTATATGACAGAACATTTGATGTTACACTGGATTTGGACACAACAACCATAGGGGTTAACAGAAGTATGTATCAACCTGAACTAAAAATACAACGTGGTCTAAAAAACGATATTAGAATACAGTTTAAAAATAGCGACCAAAAACGTATCAGTGTCAGCACACAGACCTTCGTGTTCTCAATGTACGATGTATTGAATAATAGATTGGTTCTGGAAAAACCTTTACAGGTATTGGAAACAACCACAGCCACTAAAGGATTGGCTCTGCTTAGTCTAACTGAATCGGATACAGTAGATCTTGAACCCAGTCACTATAATTTTTCAGTGCGTAGGATAAACTCAGACGGAACATATAGTGCTGCCTACTCAAACACCTACTATGACGTAGCAGGCACTGCTCAGGTATTAAATGATGTATTCCCTAGCCTACAACCCAGCCAGGAAATCACAGCCTTCACCGTAGAAATGAACAGTGTCACTGACCTGTACGAACATAGATCAGGTAATATCTATGCTAACCCAGAATATAACGGTAACACAGCCCTTCACACAGTTGCTCTTTATATGACTGCATTTAGAGGCACTGTGAAAGTTCAAGTGACACTGAGCAATACACCTGCAAGTTTTGGCAAATATGCCACAGTTTATGAACGGATCTTCGATCAATATACAGGCATAGACTATGCAAACTTTAATGGTGTATACAGTTATGTTAGAGTGGTATACATACCTGCTACCAAGCCCGGGGATAGTCTAAATGACGATCCTAGCTACTACGGAAAATTTGACAAAGCTCTTTATAGAAGTTAAAATAACAGTGTGAATCCTATATTAGACACACTGACTCTAGCCTTACCACCACGTCGCAAGAACACACCCAGTGGTTGGATCAGCTTTGATGCTGTCTGCTGCTCACATAGAGGTGAATCTCAAGATACTAAAAAACGTGGAGGCATTCTGCTCAACGAAGACAGTTTTCAATATCACTGCTTTAACTGTGGCTTCAAGGCAGGATGGAGTGTGGGCAAACTGTTTACTGCCAATACCAAATCCTTGATGAGATGGTTGGGCATATCGGATTCTGATATCAGTCAACTCAGTCTATACGCACTGAAGACCAAGGATCAGGCCTTGGCAGTGATCAAACCTGTGAACTTAACATTAGAAACTAGAGCACTACCAGATCATGCTAGACCTATTAAAGACCTTTGTCTTGCCAACTTAGACAGTCTGGCAGAACAGAGACTACATAGAGTCATAGAATATATTCTGGAACGAGGACATAGTTTAGATTGGTATCCGTGGTACTACAGTGATCAACCTGGCTATCAAGAACGTGTGATTATACCATTCTACGAACAGGGACGTCTAGTAGGACATACGGCACGACTTATTAGAGAAGGCAAACCAAAATATCTCACAGACAGCCAAAGCGGCTATGTGTTTAACATGGATGCACAGACACCGGATAGATCCGCAGTGATTGTAGTAGAAGGACAGTTTGATGCCATTGGAATAGATGGTGTGGCCATAATGACCAACGAACCCAATGCTGCACAGGTCAAGCGTATACAACAGCTGAACAGACAGGTTATTGTGGTACCTGACAGAGATCGTGCTGGTGCAAAAATGATTAGACATGCACTGAATAATGGATGGGCTGTAAGCATGCCACCATGGCCCGAAGGTATAAAAGATGTTTCTGACTGTGTAAGAGCACAGGGCAGGCTATATACACTGACTACTATTTTACACTACGCAGAATCAAA